AGAAGACATCATGCGATAGTCAATATCTCCCATATAAATTTCCACGCCAAGCTCTTCATGAAACCAAGTTGCAAGACCTGTGTGGTCAGAGTGAAGATGAGTCAAAAATAACTTTGTCCTCTTTAAATCAATTTCCATATCTCTTATAAAAGAAAGCATTTCACTCCTGATTTCTTCAGTGTTAAAGCCTGTGTCGATAATAAGAGCCTCGCCCCTAGACTTTACCATATAAATATTTATGCTCTTTAGGGGATTTCCCTTTAGGGGAATAATTTTACAATAAACGCCATCACTTAGCTTTTTAATACTAGACATATTTCCTCCTTTAGCTCATTTCATGTATAATAAATACGAGGTGAATTATGAGCGATTTTTTATTAAAACTATTTAAAGTTGAAACCATTAACAAACTACCTATTGATAAATTATACCCCATTATAGAAAATTTAGACCAGGACCAAAGAAAGCTCATAGCATCTTCCTATGATTTGGACCTAACTGGTCTCGGGGATAGAGAAGAAATAGATGAAATTCATAAAGTGATTTTGTCAGAATTTAAAAACACACTTATGAATTTTACAGAAAAAGAGCATAAATCTTTTTACGATTTTTACAACGGAGCAGTGGACTACACAGACGAAAATGTATACATAAACATGAAAAAATTCACTAGTCTAGGATTAATGTATCTATTCTTGTCAAAATCAGGAGGATACTTTAATTTCGTAATACCAGTAGAATTAATAGAAGAGTACGAGAGACTACTAAAATCTTCATAAAATCATAAAAATATGAAACTAGACTTACAATTTTTTAGACTAGTTTAAATCTTAAAAGGACTTAAAATAAATTAAGTCCTTTTTGTTTTAGTTAAAATTAGGAAAATAAAAAACACTCATATCGAGTGTTAAAAAATACTTTTAAAATAAATCGCTGTGAGAGCCAGTCCTATTTAAAACAAGAATAAGTTCATCATCTCTAATTTCATAAATAAGTAGCCAATCTGGATTAATGTGACATTCTCTTAATCCTTCATAATTACCACTTAACTTATAATCCCTATATCTTTCTTCTAATGTGATGCCTTTAGCTAATTTATCTACAATCTCATAAAGTTTTTCAAGATTAAAATTTCCACTTTTCTTAATTCTCTTTAAATCTTTCTCAAAACTCTTCCTAACTTTAATTTTTCTCATAACTTATCTACATAATCTTTAAAATCATCAACACTATCAAATTCAGCTACAATAGGATTACTTGCCTTAACTTTAAAAGGAATAGCCTCTTCACTCACAACAGCTTTTGCAAAAATATTAAAAGCAGTAGACATGCTCATTCCCATGGAATCACATATTCTGGAAAAATCATTTTTTAAATTTTCATCAAGTCTAATATTTAAATTTACATTTGCCATAATAGCACCCTCTTTATAAGTTATATAATATCATCTTGCACGCAATTGTCAATGATATTACCTGGATATTTATATAAAAATAAATAATGAAATTTAAAATCTGAAATTATTATCAGTGGATATTCACCAAAAAACGTGTGGGGACTTTGTGTGGGAAATTACCATCAAATACGGTTAAATATAGTTAATTGTCAACATAAATAAAAAAACCATTCACTAAGGAATGGCTAAGTCTAGACAATTTATTTAATTTATCTAAAAATATTTGGTGGAGGCGGTGGGAGTCGAATTCATTCCTCGTTCTTAAATAAATGTGTATTTACTAACGTTTGAAAGCTAATACTTTTAAAATGTTGGGGTGTAAATGTGGGAAGTTGAAATTTAAATATAATTTTACATTATTTTTTAATATATTTTAGGGCTATTTATTAGCCCTATTTTTATGCAATAAAAAAAGCCCAGGGATCTCTCCCTAGGCTAGTGTATTTGAAATAAATAATTAATTAAAATTCTACTTAAATTCACAAAGTTATAATCGTACTAATAATTATTTTTCAGTAAATTCTCTTGTTTCAATGTAGTTTGTAACATCTTCAGATTTACTATCTGCTATTCCCTCACTTAACATATAGATACATAACCCACCAACTGCTGATACTAAAGCTACAATTCTTTCTGTAGTCTCAGGATCTGCATTAAAAAAAGCAACAAGTGCAATTATTACTGCTGTTATGCAAGCCCAAAATTTTCTGGAGCCTAATTTCCTAATTAAATCTTCTTTTTTCAAACAATCACCTCCTCCCATCTCTCAAATACTGCATTTTACTTGCTTACAAGGACGACCTCTCAAATTGCCCGTATAAGCGTTTTTATTTTTAATTGATACCTTTATATGCCTTAAAATAGCTTAAATTACCTTTTTTGTCTTACTCCATGATTAGAATTAAAATATCTTTGTTTTTTGTCAAGATTTTTAAATTCTTCCTCCGTGAGTAATCTTTTCATGGCAATTTTAAAGTCTTTGTTATAAGGATATTTATTTATATCAATTAAATGCCTAACTTTTATACAGTCGCTTTTACTCTTAAGATGTGCGTGCTGGGAATATTCTCCCCCTACCCTTACTAAAAGCCAAGGTCTCTCGTCACATCTAGGCTTAAACTTTATGGTTAGCTTCATTTTTCTAGTTTTTCTAAAACTCTATCTAATAGAGAAAATAATTCTCCTCTTGTAATCGGTTCATCAAATCTTTTCTCATGGATCTCAATTCCTTTATCGTTTAAATGTTTAAATGATTTTTCTGCCCAATGTTCTTTTTGTTGTTCCATTTTTCTTACCACCTTTGTGTTTCTAATTTCATTTACATATTTTAAAAGTTTTAAGCCATAATCTTTACTTGGTGCCCATTTACCACCTAAGTCCTCAACGAATTTACAAGTCCCTAATAAGTATGGAAAATGTCTTGGATCTTCAGTAAATGTTTTAGGGAATCCTTTAGCACCTGCATATAAAGCTAAGTGATCTATATGGGCACCAACACCAGCTCCCCAATCAGCAAATCTTTTGTGGGCAGATGCTTGATAATCTCCGCCGCCTTGAGTTATTTTAAGACCGCAAGGGTTATGATAGCTGGCATCAATCCCTGCAGCAGATTTAATTTTGTATAAAAAGCCTGTCTCATGCGCCATTTGCGCATAGGCTATTGCTGGGTCAACTCCTACTTTTGGACCTAGTTCAAAGTAAATTTCTGCAAGGTTTATAAATTCTGAATTGTCATTTTTTGTCTTTGCCCACTCTTTAACTTGTTCAAGGCTTGCAGTAGGCTTATTTAAAATTGGTGTCTTAGTAGGCTGTGACTTATTTTGTTTTGCAAGCCCATAGTATTCTGCAAGTGTCTGTGCTGTTGCTGCTGCTATTTTGTCTAAGCTATCAACATACTTTTTACAGTCATTGAAATTGTCATGAAATGCGTGCTCGATTATAAAGTTATGCTTTGCCATGCCGTTTCTTAAAATCCCATAATAATTAGATCCGTTGGAACTTTTTCTGTATTTTGTACCCCTGTTGTTAGTACCAATTGCATGTGATATTGCTACGCATAATTTATCAGTCAAAGTTTTTATGCTTTCACGTGGATTTGTAGAGTCCCAAATTTCAGTTCCTGTAGCAGTACCACCTGCAGCGTTAGAGTGTAAACTAATTAAAAAGTCATAACCTTTTGCCTTTTGACCTCTTTGTGCTAGGGTCGGGTTGTCAAATCTGTTATAGCGTGTAATGCCAACTATAAAGCCATAACCCTCTAGTGCTTTTTTAAGTTTCAGGGAATAGATATAATTACAATCTCCCTCATTACAAAATTCAAATCCTGGAATGTTTTTAAATCCACGGTTATGAAAGGCACCTGCTCCATGCCCAGGATCTAACATTATTTTTACCATGTCATCAACTCCTTTATTGCATAATAAAAGGCAGCTATTAAAGCCGCCCTCATTTTCTCATCTCATCTAAAATTCTATCTACTTTATCATCATGTTTTTCTAATTTTCTGTGCAGATCCTTATTATAATAATCTAATCTATTAACAGTGTCAGCGACAATCCTATTAGTTGTCGACACTTCCTTTACAGTTTCAGTTAAATTTTCAATCAAACTCTTAAAGTCAGTGTCATTTATTTGTAGAGTTCCAATTCTATCGATAATGTTGTTTATTTGTTCAGTTCTTTTTTTATCATTGGCAATTACCAGATAAGTAAATAACCCCAAGAAAACAATTATAATCGCTCCTGCAACTCCTACTGCTAAATAAAGCTCCTCTATTGTTTTGTATTCCATGCGGTCTCCTTCTTTATTCGATTTTAAAAATCTTATAAAACTCTCTTTGTCCAATCTTTTCCTAAATAAATTAATTCTATTTCCATTTATACCTCCAATTTTATATTATTTGCTATTATGTTATTTTCTCCTTGATTGTCAAGGTTTTTATAATATCGATTACCTAAGGCAAGACAATACCTAGCATTAGTATTAAACCATATATCACGCTTACTACTAACACCTTTTCCAGTACACACAATTAAATTAACTTGTTTTCCATCAACGTAGATTGGTGTGCCACTAGTTGAAGTTCCTGAACAGTTTGATAGTGAATGGTTTGAACCGAAGATAACCAACCCTTGTTGATTGTTTGAAGTTCCTGAACAGTTTGATAGTGAATGGTTTGAACCATCGATAGAAAACCCATTACCAGTTGAAGTTCCTGAACAGTTTGATAGTGAATGGTTTGAACCATGGATAGAAAAACAGGTGCCGGAAGCACCTTTTACACTACAATTTTCTAAAATATTTTCGCTCGTATTGTCATTAACATATACAGAAGAATGGGTTCCATTATTTATTACATTTACATTTTTTATATAATTTTTATTTCCTTTGATATTAATAGAATTACTAGTATCATGAGTAATATTTAAATCTGATAACCTACAATTTTCAATTCCAGTTGAAATATTAACTATAACTGAATTTCTCTCGTCTTTAGTTAATTTATCAATAATTTTAGTTGAATTTCCATAACCTACGATAATTAAATTATTTTTAGTAAAATTAATCGATAAATTTTTCTTTATATTAAAATTTCCTTCAGTTAATTGAATTTTCCCACCATAAGATGGAAGTTTTGTAATAAAACCATTAATAATTTCAGCCGCACAATCAGATTCTTGAATTACATAATCAGCTCCTGCTTTCGAACTTTCTGAAGAATCATAGTTAGCTATTACAAAAGTTGCGGACCTAGAAGTTGAAACTTCTTTAAATTCTGCCCCCTCGGCAGTTTTGGTTAATACTTGGTTTTCTTTCCCATCGGGTAGTTCAAACTTTTTATTCCAGCTTTGTTTTTCTGAATCTGTTACTGTTCTATGGGTTGAATCTTCTTTCATTTCTGAAAGTTTAGTTTTTATATCAGTTGATTTCGCCCTAGATTCAATATTCTTCTTATTTTCTTCTGTTCTAAGTTCTAAATCTCCAAGAATAATATCTAATTGATGGTCGCTTGTACTTCTATCGGTAAATGTTTTAATATTATTTTTATTAGTTCTTAATTTAATACTTTTAAGATTTGCTGTTTTTAAATATTCACTTAAATCAACTTTAGTATCTCCAATGATTTCCCAATTACCATTTATCAACATATACTCTGTATAAAAATTGTTAGTATCACCTTTATTTTTTAAAAGATAAATAACATTATCTTTACCAGTAGTTGGTAAGGATGTAACAACCTCTTTTTTTAATTTTGTAGAGTTATTTATCATAGCTTGGATTTCTGATTCAGTTTTATATGTTTTGTCGTTAGTTAATTGTGATAATTTAGTAGGTACTTGTGTCTTTTTTGCATAGTCAACTAATTGACCAGTGACATCTATACCAGACAAATCTTCCTTAGTAGCATAAGACTCCAAGACTTCTTGTAATTTTGGATCCGTCACATACTTTGACAAATCTCCTGCAGCTATAATTTTACTAACTTCATCTTTTGTAAGATTTAACTGATTCATTAAATCTTTTATTAACGTTTCAGTTTTTTTTGCTTGAGTGTCAGTTGCCTTTAAAGTAGTGTTTGTGCTTGTTGCAGCTTCTACACTTGTGTCTAAATTACTTTTAGCAGTAGCAGCATTACTTATACTTGTATCAAGGTTTGACTTTAACTTATTTCCATCAGTAATTTTTGCCGTTAAATCTCCAGATAAAGTATCGCCTTGACTCTTTAAATTGCTTAGATTCTCTTTAGTAGTTTTTGCAGCACTTGTAACATCTTCTAAAGATTTTTTTGTAGCTAAAGCTGTTGTATTTGACTTGTCTAAATTAGTTTTATTAGCTTTAGCATCAGTTATACTTTTATTTAACTCACTTGTTGTAGTCTTACCTGTATCAATCTTATTTGTAAGATCTTTAATATTTTCTGTAGCTTTGTGATTTTCAGAGCTTAATTTTGATTTTAAACTTTCAGATTCTACCTTTGTTGTCTTTAAATTTTCTAAAGTTTTATTAGCATATACTTTTGAGTTATCAAGTTGTCCTTTAATTTCTAAGGCTTTCTTCTTACAGTCAGCAAGGTTATTCCTTGCTTCGATTCCCTCATTGATTCCAACTTTTAAAGATGCATCAACTTCTTTAGCTTCTTCAAGTGTTTTGTCATAGTCTTTTATTAATTCTAAAGCTTCATTTATTTTTTCAAAGTCTACATAAATATTTCTTCCAACAGTTGGACCTGCTTCAAGTCCTTCTTCTATCCACAAATCAAATATTTTAGATCCTATCTTTTGACCATTTTTATCTGTGAGTATAAACTGCGCTTTTTGCTTGCCAGGGTATTTTAACTGTGAATTATATACTTGTACTTTAATTTTACCTTCAGCAGCTTCAACAACTTCTCCTTCAGAATAAGAAACCTCTTTAGAGTTAGCCACATACATTCTCAATTTCATTCCAGTTACATCAACTGGCTTACTAAAATCATCAAAGACTTGCAAATTAAAAACTCTTCCAGTGTCGCCTTGTACTGCAAAGAGTCGCCCATTGAAAGAGTTGTCAAACTTTAATTTAATTATTTCATTGTTAACCATATTTGCTCCTTTTATAGATTTTCAAAAATATCATCTACAGTTCCTGGTGCAGTATTTTTAGGCTCTAATTTTGCAATAACATCTTTGAGTGCTTTTTGCTTTTCTTCATAGCCTTTATAAGTTTTTCTCATTTGCAGCATTTGTTCATATAAACTTTGCTTTCTGTATTCCAAATCTCTTACTTCGTTTTTTAACTGGTCGATATTTTTTTCATAAGTCATTGTTTCTTCAATAACAGCACCATTTTCTTTGAGTTCAGTGACTTTTATTTCTTGTTTTTCCATAATTAATAACCTCCATAATTCAATAAGGCTTGTATAAATATAGTTGCATCTACACGACACCTTCCATTTGACCTTACTTCGATTTCATTCCAGCCATTTTTTAAATAACTTGTCAAATTCATCTCATCATTATTCCCATAGACATACCCACTACCAGATATTGCAGATGTTCTGTCAGTTCCATTAATATATATTTCAGTTCTAACATTACTTGCATATTCTTGATAAATTCCAAAAACAATATCATGACCATGCCCAGGTATATCTACATCATGTCTATGATTTGGGATTGATACTCCGTGACTATGTCCCGGTATTCGTACACCGTGATTATGACTTGGTATATCAACCTCATGTTCATGATAGGTTGTTTGATAGATTTCTATATATCCTGTTCCACCTTGGACACTTACCCTTTGCATGCCACCTTGAACATTTGATGATCCGTGACTGGTTTCAACTCTTCCACCGTCATATTCAGTAGAGGTGTAATCTCCTCCACCACCATCTGTAGATGTATAATCTCCACCACCAGAATCAGTTGATGTCGATTGTGTCCCCTTCCATTCAGTGGCTTTGGAATATGCCCTAAAACCTTCCGTATAAATTCTTAGTGCTGCCTTATAAATTCTTTGTGTTTCTTTTGGAATGTAAATGTGTAATTTCAAAGGGTTTTTATCGTCCACATTGTCACATCTTCCATCTTGCCATGACTGCAATATTCCATTGTCGTCAAGAATTGTCCTATTACCTGATGCATCTGTAAGTTTTAGCCCATACCTACCAGATGACCAATTACCAAGTTGGACTCTTTCACGGTTTTGATTGTCTAGGACTTGCACTCCCTTAGATTGAGTAATCTTAACATTGTTATATAACTCATCTTGCACTACTACCTTTTTCCCTATTGGTGTATTTGCAAAATCATTATTAACATTTATTTGATTTGCATTTACTGTTGCAAATTCCCCTAATTTTCCAACTATAGCTTCGGCTAAAATTCCATCTCCAGTTCCAAATGTTTGCCATTGCCATTTGCCCGTAGAGTCCTTTTTATTAGCTATTGCCATAGTTCCAGCGCCCATATAAATAACTTTTGTAGGATTCTTTTCTATTGGAGCATTAAAACTATAATATCCTGCTGGTAACTTATATGGATTTCCAACCTTTAACTCATAGTTGTAACCGTCTTGATTAAAATAGGAGTTTTCAAGTCCCTCTCTCATTTCTTCTAGCACATCTATAAATGTGAGGTTAGCGCTTTTTGCAACTTCAGAAACTCTATTATTCAAGCTTTCTATTTGATTAACAAGCTCTTTGTTTTTTGTAACCTGGTTATAAGCAATATTGTCTCCCAGTTCTACACTTGTTAAGTCAGCATTTAATAGGTTTCTCTTAATCTTAAAAACTCTAGCTGTATAGTAAATGTCTAAGTCTTTTCTTATTATTTGTATTCTGTCCCCTATGTTAGCAGCTCCAATTTCCAAAATATTTGCTTTAAATTGAACTAAGGGCCTTGATAGTCTAACTAAATCTTCATAACAAGCTTGTATTAATTCTTCGGGAGTCGTTATTTGGTCATGGACTACAATTTTAAATCTTGGTGTGCCATCAGAATATCCATATTTTTGAGTAGCCTCTTTTAATTCCAGGTATTCTTGACCTACAGGCTTATCAAGTGGATTTCCTTTTTCTTTGCTCCACTCTATTTCCTTAAAATCTATTCTTCTTCCAAACCCACCAGTAGCTTCTCCGCTAGTGTCAAACTTTTCTTCTCCCTTACCTCTACCAATTACCGCTGTTACAATATCTTGACGGCTTTCTTCTTTTATAACTTCCAATGCGTTGGATCCATAGTAAAATCTTTTATTTACTTTAATTCCGCGGCGGTTATATATCTTTACAATTCTTCTAGTTATCTTATTTTTTGTTATAACTACCTTAAATTCTAATTCAACATTGTAGGTTTCAATTAATTTCTTAAGAGCATCTAGCCTTGTTAAGTCATAGATATAAAATTGTTTTTGCGGTGTATCGTCAGCTTGTATTACTTCCCACCTACTTCCACCAAAAACAATTTCTGCAGCCTCTCTTGCCGTTGCCTTGTCTCTTCTAAACTCTCTTAAGTAGCCGTAGGCTCTTAAATCGTCAAATTGGCTAGCTATAGCTGTTTTCAGTATACTATTAGATGTATTACTGCCAGTAATGATTTTGTAGAGATAAAATTCATTAGGAGTTGTAACATCTTTGTGAGCAATATAAGCAGCATTTTTCAATTTATCCTTATATTCCAACAATATTTCTAAATCTAACCTGTCAGTACCGTTAAGATTCTCTTCTTGAATAGCTTCCTTAAGTTCATTGCGCCTAATAAGATTTATAAACTTTTCTTTTATATCAAATAAATAAATCATACTTTACGCTCCCTATAAGATATCTCAATATCTGCATCTATATTTGTGCTTATTACATCTTTAGTATTTATTTCAAAGTCTTCATAGTCGCTTGTAATATCCATTTTAGTGCTTATGTTTTCTTTTCCATTCTGTTCTACTAAAAATTCTTTAAAGTAAATTTTTATCCTATCTGTGCTTGTTAGGTTGGAATCTATAATGATTCTCCTACCTGTAGAGTTGTTTTTTATAATTAGTTTATCTATATTTGTTTTAGCTTTTATTTCAATCCATTCTAAAGCTACTGGATAAAGCATAGATCTTTTTATTTCTCCACTTCCAACAAATTTTTCTACAAATATTTCATTAGAATATTTATAAGGGTCATGAATTGCAAACTCCATTTCTCCCTTATGCTCTAAAGATGTTTCAATTTCTCCCATGTTTGCCAAAGTTCCTTTATAAAAATACTTTAAATCATCTGTAAATATAAGATTTACAAGTGGCTTGTTGATGTAATAATTTAACAACTCGTATAGTTCCGTTTGATCTCTATAATTTTTTGTGGATATTTGATAGTCAACTAATATATTCTTTGCTGGTATGTTAGAGCCCAATAAAATAGCACCATCTAAAATTGGATTGGTGCTATTTATATAACTATTTTTATCGTGAACTTGTATGTTTCGGGAACTTGTTTCTCTTCCTCTAACTGCTAATGTTCGATAGCCTTTCAATGTTTCATCTAAATTTATACCATCAACAATAGTTTGGGTAGTGCTAAAACTCGGCAATCTTACCTTATCTGTCCTTAAAAAATCATACATAATAGCACCTCCTAAATTCCATAAACTTCCTGAAGCTTTATTTCTTGACCTTGTAAATCTGTAATGTCTTCTATAAATGCTTTAAAATCTCTATTTCCCAGCCTTAAAATTAAAGTTTGACTTTGTTTTTGTCCCCCTAATTTATCAGTGATTGTATAATCTATAGCACTTTTAGCTTGCCCATTAATATCTGCAAGGTCAGAACCTATGTCTACACTCGTTCCAGTTAAAGGATCTATTACTTTATTCATAGCATTTGCTGCCATCTTCGCATTATCAGTAAGTCCTATTGCAAATCCCTTAACAGTATAAAAACCTATATCTTTAAAGACCCTAGAAGGAGAATGGATTTTTAAGGCACTTTTTGCAGCCCTAATTGCATTTCCAACTACATTTTTTGCAGCATTTGCTAAATTGCTGGCCATTTCTTTTATTCCAGTAATAAATCCGTTGATTAGGTCTCTACCAACTTGGACTGCTTGACTAATAAAAGACTTGGCTGCATTTATTGCTTGGGAAAATGCTGTTTTAATAGTTCCTGGAAGTTCTCGTAATGTATTTTTTATTGTAGTTAGTACATTTTTAAAACCTTCGCTAACAGTTTTCTTAATATTTTCTACTGCTGTGCTTATATTTTGTTTTGCCTGGTCAAATCCATCTTTAATAGCTGTTTTAACATTTTCAATTGATGTTTTTACAGATTCTTTTATATTATCCCAAGCTTGTTTTATAGCCTCTTTAATGCTATTCCATACACTTGTAGTTGTTTCTTTAACATTATTCCATGCTGTTGTTATTGCTTCTTTAATTTTTGCAGTAACTGTTGATATAACTGTGCTTGCTGCTTCAATAGCATTTTTAATTATATCTTTTATTGCTTCCCAAGCTGTTTGAGTAGCTTGTTTTAAGTTATCCCAAATTTGTTTTGTACTATCAACTGCACCTTTAAAGTCACCAGTAATTGTTTGTAATATTACAAGGCCTGCACCTATAACTACATTTTTAATAATATCCCAAGCTGCTTGAGTAACTGTTTTAATACCATTCCATATATTCTCAATGTTTCCTGATATTGGCTCTAATGCTTTCATTATTCCATCTTTAATACCAGTAACTTTTTCAACTACTGCTGTTTTAATACCGTCCCATACAGTAACTATGGCTTCTTTAGCACCATCAAAGGCTGTAGTAATTCCTTCAGTTATTCCAGTCCAAAGATTACTAAAAAATTCTGGGATTGCTTCCCATGCAGCTTTAAATCCCTCTATAAAAGCACTTACTCCTTCAGTTATTGCTGTCCATGTTTCGGCTGCCTTGGTCTTAATACCTTCCCAAACTTGGGCTACTATTGGACCAATTTTATCCCAATTAGCAATAATAAGGCCAATTGCTACTGCCGCAGCTGCTGCTATTGCTACAAATGGATGCGCCATTATAATTCCAAAGGCAGCTTTTGCAAATCCACCTAATTTTGTGAATCCTCCGCCTAATAGTCCAAGGCTTTTCTTTAAAAGTCCAAATCCACCCTGTATATTTTCAACAGTTTTTGGAATTTTCGAAAGTGTAACCAGCAATGGTCCAATTGCCGCTGCAATGGCTGCAATTACTACTATTGCTTTTTGTGCAGATGGATCCATATCCAAAAAACTTGTAACAAGTTTTCCAATGAAATCAACAGCCTTTTGAACGTAAGGTATTAGCATATCTCCAATTACAACTCCAACCTCTTTTATAGTGTTCCATAAGGTCTTTACTTGGCTGGCAAATGTAGCATATCTTTGAGCTGCCTCATCAGATAGAGCTGTGTTTTTACTAAAAGATTCATTAGCCATATCAAATGCTTGATTAAGCATATCTCCTGCGCCTGCTAATCTATTTAATGTGTCAGTCTCTCTTATACCTGTGATCCCTAGATTTGATAAAACACCATTTACATCCCCACCGCTTTCTACAACTTTTTGAAGCCCTGAAATAAATGCTTCTAAGGCTTCAGTTGGTTTTGTTCTCCATTTTTCAGAAAATTCTGTGGCTGACATACCTGCAACTTCTGAAAAATCATATAGGCTATTTATTGAATCGCCTAAATCTTTAGATAATTCTTTTGCGTATTTAGGTGTTATACCTAATTTTTTTGCCATATTCTCTGCAGATTTGCCACCTGCATTCATTGCTAAACAAAATGAATCTACAGTTATTCCTGTTGCTCCTGATATATTTTGCTCAAAATCTTTTATTTTTTCACTTGATCCAACCACAGCAGAGTTAATTTTCTTCATTGTTGTAGACATGGCAGTACCACCAGCTTCTGCATTAATTCCAACAGATGACATTGCAGTTGCAAGACCCATAATTTCAGCTTGATTAAGACCAATTTGAGTTCCTGTCGCTGCTAATCTCATTCCCATGTCAACAATTTCCTTTTCAGTTGTTGCAAAGTTATTACCTAAAGCTACAACTGTGGAGCCCAAGTTTGACATTTCCGTTTGAGGCATTTGAGTTATATTGGCAAATCGTGCAAATGCAGTTGCAGCTTCATCAGCTGTTAAATTTGTAGCTTCCCCCATATCTATCATTGTACGGGTAAATCCCATTATATTTTCTTTAGAGATCCCTAATTGCCCAGCAGCTTCAGCAACGGCTGCAATTTCAGTTGTTGATGCTGGAACTTCTCTAGCCATGTTTTTAATAGCTGTTCCCATTGCCTCTAGTTCTTTACCACTAAGATTTGTAGTTTTTGCTACACCAGCTAAAGCACTTTCAAAGTCGCTAGAAGCCTTAACACTTGCTGCAAATCCAGCTGTAATTGGTGCTGTTAAACCTACCGTTAAGCCTTTACCAATTCCATTTAACAATGCAGGTACGCTTGTACCAATGCTTGTAGTAGATTTCCCAAATTCTTGTACGCTGGCTTGGGCTTCTTTCATTCCAGCAATTAAGCCTTTAGCATTTGCCGTTAGTATGGCCCGTTACATTATAATCACTCATTTTTACCTCCCTTCTCCGTTTATTTCTGCTAGCCTATCTAATAAGCTATAATCTTTTCTTTCTTTAGATTTTTTATTATCTTTATTTACTAGTTTTTCAAGTTCCTTGTCATAATCAAAGAGATCTTTAAAGTTTTTAACATATCTTTTGCCCCTCTTGTCAGTTGCTTGTATTTGTGCATTTTGCCATGCTGTATAAGATGCAATGAATTTATTATTAAATATTTCTTTTTGCTCTCTTTTAACAAAGGCTTCAGTCATTACTTCATAGTCTCTCAAGCTAGTATTAGCAGCTTCATCAACGGTTAAATGAGGGTAAATCTCTAAAATGTTAGCTAAGAAATCAAAATAGCTTAGTTCTTCTTTTCTTCTAGTTTTTTCGTTTCTGCTGCTGCGGCTTTCTTGATTTGCCTGTAAGCGTGTTTTGTAAGAGCCGCATTTGATAAAAAATCATCTAGTCCATCAAATAAATTAAAGTATTCTTTATCATTTAAGCCATCAATCATTTCTATAATTTCATCTTCAGATGGTTTTTGTGCTAAATGTATAGTTGCAGCCTTTAAAAGATTGATAATTGCTGTTATATTCTTAATTTGTAGTCCCATAACTAAAAGATTAAGACCAAATCCAAACTTAATTCCACTTTCCTTGTCTTCAAGGGTATAAACTTGATCTAAATAATCTAAAGATCTAAAAGATATTCTTAGAGGATATTCTTTATCTTTAATTTTTAAGGTAAAATCTCGTCCATTTTTAAGAATTGCCATGTTTTATGCTCCTTTTTATCTAAAATTTTCAAAAAAAAGGAGTGCTTTTTGCACTCCAATTCTTATTGATTAAACTTCATTTGTTTCTGTGGTTTCTTCTTTCTTAATTGCGTTCTTTTCGTTTTCTGCGCCCTTATAAACTTCAGTATCTCTAAATACATATTGGGCTATCTTTTCTTGTTCCTTACTTAGAGGTGTATAACCCTTTTGTCTTTGTCCGTTAGTTAAAAGAGTTAATTCCAATTCTGTAGGATCTTCAGCACTTGCTGTCTTGCTAAAATCTGTAATTTTACATTGTCTATATTCTGCCTTATAAAGTCCTTCTTCATTTTTATTTTTCTTGTCAATTTCCCATACTTCAATAATTTTATTTTCATAAAATGCTTCTTCAAGGAAATCTGCAGTAGGGTCTTCTCTTGCCATAATTGTAGTAACAGTAATTTCTTCTTCTACGGTAGAAGATGTTGTTACTGCTCCGTCTTTTGTTTCTGTGCTATCACTATCTTTTGAGGCTTCCATTGAATGTTCAGTTTGGAAAGCCATTTTAGTTGCTGGCTTAGTTGCAGCTTCTTCTAAATCTCTAAATAGTAATATCAATTCTATGCCCATTATAGGCTTTAGGTCTTTATTCATATTTTCAACTCCTTAGTAAGCTTTTAATTCTATATAAATGTGTGCTTGCATCAATGGGACCTCGGCAGTATTGTCGTGGCGTAAATTGAAAGTGATTTCGTTAAAATGGTAATCATAATTAGGGTTTAAGGAGGTAATATTCGTAGTATTAATTGTTCTTAACATACTGGCGAAGTCCATTGCAAGCTTACTTGTACTCCCTCGTTTAAGTGGATTGTCATTATAAATATATATGTCTTGATAAATTGTTGGATATATAGCATCTTTGTTTTTCCAGGTATCTTCTGTGTGTTGTTGTGATCCAATGTATATAAAAGGATACTTGGCACCTTTGAGCGGTAGAAAATCATAAACATTCTCTTCCCCTATTAACTCAATAGCTATATCCCTGCAAATATTAAAAAAATCTTGATGGGGTGTAATTATCATCAATCCACCGCCTTCTTTAAGTCATTTCTGAATTTATCTTTTACAAAATTTAAGGCTGGTCTCATGTAAGGCTGGGCTGCCATATACCTAGTTCCTAACTCCAAATACACTCCGTATTCAGTATGTTCTTTAACTTCGGCTGTAAGGCCTCCGCCTTTGATTTCTAAAGTAATACTTCTTTTTAAAGTGCCTGTGTCAACTGGTACAAGTTCCAAAGCCTTTTGATGCATATCTGCACCGTTTTTCTTTACCGCCTCTTTAATTCTAGGGTTTACCGTTTCACTATTTAAGGCATTTATTAATGCTCCTATCCCACTTAATTTTATTTTCATTTTAGGACCACCGCCTCTATAGTTTGACGTCCTCTATAAGTTACTAATTTTCTTACCGTGTACTTGATACCATTTACAATTAAATAGTCATAATCAAGCTGTACTGGTGTTTTTAACCTTATGGTTATAGCTTGGCTTCCCACGGTTTCATAAAGCAGCTGCTGCCTTTCCATTCCTGTGTCAGTAACATCAGCAAGCCTTACTGTTCTATCCGTCTCTTCCATGCTGTAATCTCCAGTTATACGGTTATATGATTTTTCAACCTTAACAAAAATTACATTAATTTCAAATCTCATAGAAAACGCACCCTGCTCTTATGTGTATTTTTATTAAGACCATTTAAATAATCAGCAATTTCATCTTCAAAGTCTTTAAAGTCATTATTATTAAACTCTATGCTTCTTCCGTCTTGGGATTCTTTATTCATGCCCTCGCTTCCTAAGCGATTGTATCTAATAATAGAAACCTCTATCACTATGTGTTCAAGCTGTTCAGGTACTTCTTTATCCTGTAACTTAGACAGTAGCTTTTTAGTAGTTAGATCTACAATTGTATTTAATAACTTTTCTTGGCTTGCTGTTATTTCCTGGTCTATAAAAATTAATTCTTTAACAGTTTCAAAAATTGTCATAGCTGCACCCCCTATTTAGATGCAGCTTTATCTTTTCCTGTTTCTTCTTTCTTAGATTCAACAACATCTATTGTAATTTCTTCAGCTACACCATGTTTTATTAGTTCTTTAGCTCTATCATCATCTTTATATTCAATGATGGTTCCTTTGACTTTAAGCTTCTTATTATCGCTTTTGTCAAAGTAATCTTTGATAACTTTTACTATCATATAGCACCTCTTTTTATACAGTAGCCGCCTTTTGGATTGTAGATTTTATTACTCCGTCAAGCCTTTCAGCAACTAATAGACCTGTTGCTACTACTGTTGTTTCATAAGTTAATCTGTCGTTTGTTTGGTCATGTCTTAGTCCAATTACATTTGTTTCATCAGTAATTAGTTCAAATTCTCTAGCTGCATCACCATCATTTAGATCTGCATAAGCAAAGATTAAGTTTTCTATAGCTGTAGCATAAACTTCTCCCTTAGTTATTTGAGATGTGATGATTGCAATGTCAGCACCTAAGAAGTTAGTTAGGTAATTAAGACCAAATTCTTTTTGAGTTGTAATTGTTGCTTCTCCTAAGTAATCAGCAACATCTAATGGATTTACAAAAATAACTGTTTCTGCTCCATCATCTTCAAAAATAGTTTGTATATTACCCCAAGCTTGGGCTGCTGCACCTTGTAGACCTACACCTTGAGTTGTTTTTTGTGCATTCTTAATGTTAGTGAATAAATCAGCTTTTAGACCTTTTTGTGCTTCCTTAATAATAGCTGCATCTGTCATTTCAATTGCTCTAGCTGCACCATATTTTTGGATATCTTCAAAGGCAACTGCTTTTCTATACTTCTTGTAAGTTAGTTTTTTAGCTTCGTCTTCTTCTACTTTTACTTCAGATAGTGGGATAATGTCCCCTTTGTCAACTGCACCATTTTCTAAAGTTGCAACTGTTTTATAAGTTTGAACGCTATCTCCAACTCTAAGTGGAATTCTTCTATGAACTCCTAAAACATCTAGTAGTCCTTTTAAAGAATTACCAAATTTATTAGTAACTAATATTGCATTAGCTTTGCCTAGATTTTCAGTTAGTTTTTCTAATTTTGCCATAATTTAACATCCTTTCTTAATCAAATAATTCAAGATTTTCGGCTATTGCCTTTCTTCTTTCGTCTTCGTCCTTAATATCAAGTATTTCCGCTTTTGTTAACTTGGTTTGTCCCCCATACCTGTAAGGAGTTTTCCCCTTAAGCATTTCGTTGACCTTGGAGTCAACCGCCTTATTAAAAGCACCTATAAAACTATCAACATTGTTTTTAGTAGTTTCTGCATCATCAGTTATAAGGTTGTAAATAAGTTCATCTTCAATATTTACTCCCTCTTTTGATAACATCTTTCTTGCAGTTCCTGCCATAGATGATCTGTTGTTTTGTGCCTTTAACTCGTCAAGTTCTTTCTTTAATTGGTCTCTTTCGTATTCAATTCTTTGGTTGGCATCCATGTTTGCTAGCTTTTCAGCTTCAGAAATTTCTTTTTCCTTTTGTTCTTGCCACTTAGCATATTTTTTATTTATGATCTCGTCCACATCTTTATCTGTATATTTCTTTTCAGCCTGATTTGTTTCAGGATCTGTTTCTTTTTTGTCATTGAATACAGAATCACGTGGGACTTTGTCTCCAGCTACATCAAAGATTTCTTTTTTGTGGCCAGTTTCTTTAGCATCAGCTACATCTTGATTTAAGTTCTTGTTATCTTCGTTCATTTTAACCTCCATAATTTATAGTTATAATGCTTAACTTTTATACTCCTTGGCTTTTAGAGTCTTCAAAGCTTGGACTTTAAAATTAAATATTAACTTTCTTCATAGTATGGACTCGCTCCACATTTACAAAATGGATGCATGGGATAATAATTAATTCCTGGTACTGCATCCTCTACTTTGTGGACTGTGCCATCTAATTCTGTGCAAATTTCGCAAGCTGTCGGCTCGGCTATATAAATATATTTGTCATAGCCGTTACTTTTAAAAGATTCCTTGACTACTTCCCCTTGAACTCTTGCAGTCTCGGTTATAGCAATTCTTCTTGCAGAATATTCTGCATTAGCTATGTTGTCTTTAAGGTTTCTTTGTAAATTCCTTGACCACCTTTTTGGATTCTGTCCCCTTATAATTGTTTTTGTAATTCCTAGCTCCAGATTATTCTTTAAGTTCGCTTTATCAGCCCATAACCTTTCGCTAAAAGTAGCTGTATGAAAGTCAGCTTGTGCTATCTTCTCAATATTATTTTTTATTTTTTGGGAACTGTGAATACTAAGGTTTAAGTCCTCGGCTTGGGTTTCAAGTTCTTTTTTACCTGTATAGATAAGATAATCTCCAACATTGGTCTCTAGCCGTCCATAAGTATCAATTAAGGATAAATTCACATTTTCTAATAACATTTCTAGCCTTGTTAAATTAGATGTTATGTTTAAATTATCCAGCTGTCTTTTCTGTTCTTCAGTAAGTGGACCTCTTAAGTTGATGTCTCTAACTCTCTTTAAGGCTCTTTTATAGTCTATACTTTCAATTCTTTTGTTGGCTTCAGTTCGGGTTATTCCCTCTTTGTCGGCATACCTGCCTATAAACTTATAAATCTCATCTTGAATATCAAATCTTAAGTTTTTATAAATACTGTCTATACGCTTGTTAAAAGCCTTGTCTTCTTTTTTCCTGGCTGCAATATGTTCTTTTTCTCTTTTAACTGCATATTGATAGGCCCTCATTTGGTCTTTATTCAACTTCATTGTCTAAGTCCTCAAGGCTATCCATATAATTTATATAGTCATGGTCCCCATGTCCCTCTTCTTCTTTTATAAGATCTAATTCTTTTTTAACATCATCAACAATACTTAGGGTGCTAAGGGCTGTCTTAGGTTATGCCTAGACGAGTAGTCAACAGATCGGAAGAGCACACGTCTG